CACTTTTTACCCGTCGTTGACATGTTTGGCCTGTTCTGCATTGCTGCCAGCCTGTGGAGCGACTACTTCGTTGAAATATTGCTCCTGCGCCTGTGCTTTCTGCTCTGGAGCTAATGCCTGATACTGCTTAGAGGCAATAACGTCTTTCCATGCTTTCGGCATTAGTCACCCCATAGTGATGAATAGCTGGTGTTTTGCTGTGGTTGCTGTGACGGCTTGGATTGTGCAGGTTGTTGGTTCTGGTTATTAGCGGCTGTAGAAACAACTAACGCGTCATACACCCGACCAGACTGACCACGGAGGGAATTATATTGCCCCTGCATTTTGCGCATCTTTGTTTTGGTGGCTTCAGATGAATCACCTGGCTGAGGAAGGTACATTTTAGAATATTCCTTCATCTCATCAGATGTAATTGCCGCCCCCGTTTCCGGGCGAAGAATTGAGTACAGAGCATCTCTGGCATTAACCATATACTGCTGTTCAGCAGGTGACAGGCTAAGATTTGCTATGGTCCCATCTCCGAGAGACCGGTTGATTAAAGCTACCCGCTTAGGGTCAATGGTTTTTCCAAGTTCATTCATAGAGTCCATCGAATCTTTTAGGCGCAAGGCAAAGCCGGCAGCTTTCTTGGAACCTTCGTTAGCCTTATCGATGATCGACTGAGCCTGTGGAAGACTGATTGGCTTAATGCCATCTCCATTGATTGGCTGGTTAATTTTCCCTGCCTCTTCGCTACCGTCCGTGTAGTATTTCGTCACCGAACCATCAGGATTGGTTTCAACCTTCATAAGCTTCTTGGCCGATGGGTCTATCCCTGCCGCAGCGGCGAACGCAGCCGCGCCATTTGGATCTGATTTCAGCATCTGAGCATACTGATTGTAATTCTGCATCGCCGCTGTTGGTGCATTTGCCGCACGAATGGAGTTTTCACGACTAATATTTTGGCCGCGAATCGTGTTAGCTTCAGATGCCTGATTGCTGCGCACCGTCTCGTTGATTTTCTGCTGGTCCTGCTGGCGTCCGGTTATCTTGTCCTGAGCGTTATAGTATTCCTCAAAACCAAGCGCATTCATCCCAAGATGGTCTGCAACCTCCGCAAAATTTTTCGGGTTCTGCTGGTACATACGCCACACATCATCAGGGTTAAGCCCGACGCGCTGCATGTCATTAACATTGTTTTTTAACCATGCAGACATCGCTTCAGGGGACGAAGAAGCTATTCGGGCACCAGCCGCCAGATGCCCGATGGTATTTCTGTTGTCATCGTCGATATACCCCATGCCTTTCTGAACTTCCGCAATCTGTTCAGGGTACATCATCGCCAGCTTTCGCATGTCGTCACGGTTGCCTGTCGCATATGCCTTACTGTAGGCCTGCTGATACTCCTGCATCCGGTTAGCTTTCTCTGTGGCGGCAAACACATCACTAATGCCTTTTGCACCAATCAGCGCCTGTAACCCAACGTTATTACCACCTGCGCGGTTAAAATCGTTGTTCTCACGGATGAACCCAAGCGCGGTATTAACATCCCCTGCCTGTGGTGCGTTGTCGTTCAGCCTTCCGATTTCCGCAAGCGTACCGCCAGGATTAAATCCCTGTGTCCATGTAGACATGATGATTCCTCAGATTAGAGAGCCAAGCAGACCCACGCCTGCACCAATTGCCGTACCCCAGCCAGGCATGATTGATGTACCAATTGCCGCACCACCAGCAGCACCACCCAAAGCCGACTGAAGTCCGGAGGGCTTGTTAGCATTCGCCGCCGCAAAGCCAGCCTTCTGCTGCAAAATCTGCCCCATGTTGTTTGTGTAGGTCTGCCCGGCATTTGCCTGCCCCGTTAACGCGCCAAAGCCAACATTTGCAAGGTTCTGGTAGTTATTCATCTGACCGGAAAGCCAGCCCTGCCCAAGCTGAGGGGCAATAGACGACAGCTGATTTCCCGTAGACGTGGCACCAAGACCGCCCATTGCTTCCGCCGATGCCAGCGTCTGGTATCTGGCCTGATTAGCCATGTCCGTGAACTGCTGTGAGTTGTAGAACTGATTGAGCGCATCGCCCTGCCCCTGAAGCGTGGAGAGTTGCTGCAACTGAGATACTCCCTGCTGCGCAAGCGGAGTGAAGGGGTTAAGGTTATTCATGACTGTTTGCCACTGATTGTGCTGCATATCAGTAGCCCTGTTCATGGCGTCGGCCTGCGCTTTGGCGGCCTTATCAGAGCCCCCACCTCCCCCCTTCATGTAGCCGCTTAACGAAAGCATCTTGTTTTTAAATTGTTCGGTAAGAACTAGCATTTCATAATCTCCTCGCAGCGCTTGCGCGTGAGTTGATACAGAGTCACGCCAACAGGCTTTCCGTAGCTGATATATGCGTCGTCAAGATGGCCTATACGGGACGCACCAACAGCCAGCGCAGCAGCAGCGCCGTACCTTGTTGTATCCGGAACCATCGTCACGATGTTGGTGAATGTGCTGTTATCCAGTAGCCATCTCAGAAAAAGCCTGTGTCCGTCTATAACGTACTGACCACGAAAGCACGGGTCGTAAACAGGGTGGGTCTCCACAACGCTGTGCCAGAAGTTACGAACTTCATGAACGCCAGCAAGCAGAACACCCTCGTAGATACCGAGATATAGCGCATCTGGCTTAATGAAATATTTGTCTCCGGCATCAACAATATTTCCCGTATTATCACGGTCGTTAAGGAACGCGCTGAGTTTCTCAAAGTTATCAATGATTCGAATATCCATATCAGACCCCGATAATGCCGTGAGCCAGCAATGCTCTTTCAATTGCAACCAGTCTCTTTCTGGCTTCGGAAACCCCGCCAGCCAGTTTCTGCATTTCCGTCTGTGAATACGTCACCGAAACAGGAAATTGCAGGTCAGAATTAAAGCTGCCGTACCATGCCGCACCGGATGCAGCGATAAAGCCGGTAACGCGTGGCCCTATAACCTGAACTCCGTTAACTGAAATGGAGTCCTTCACTCCTACAGGGCTACTTAAATCCTGTTTCGCTGTCCTTGAAAGAGAAACGTAGTCACCGCCTATCCAGGTGAGCTGCTCCTGCTGATTCTCAAGCTTTAAATCATGCTCCCTCAGCCTTTCATCCTGTTCGGTGTTCTTTTCAGCAGAATCAGATGCCGAGCTGCCCGTGTCGTTTGACTTCTCAAATAATGATTTAAGCGCCAGCTGCTGCTGGAAAAACTGAGCCCTGTATGCCTCACTGAAAATTGCCGGAAGCGTAAAGGCGTCAATTAAGGGAAATGTCAGATTCTCTTTCAGCAGGCTCATGGTTCAATCCTTACCGTCAGTCTGGAGATTATTACCGGCTTTTTACTGATTACTCTCAGGCGAAAGCCGATATTGCGCCTTACATAGCCAATAACACGTTTGATGACCCTGCGCGTCCAGTCTGATGGTTTTTCAAGTGGAATGATTTTTTCCTCTCCGTAATACAGGCCATCTTCGGTTGACGAGAGAAACATATTGACTGGAGACAGGCTAAGCCCTCCCGACGACTCAACCGACAGGTCGAACATTCTCATTTTTTCGCTGTTGATTACCGGAGTGAAAAGGATGTGCTCGGCATCTTCTTCATACTGTGAGGAAATGGAGGCATCTGACGCGCCGATAACCCCTGCAATCTTGTCTCCTGCTGTAATTTTTTCACCATCAAAAATGAAATCGCACGCCCGGTAAACGGCATCCTGAGTTCCGGTCTTCAGAGCTGACCATTGCGGGTCTCCGCCCTGAACCGATGCATCGAATACAAATGTATGCCGGGGAAGATGGACTATAAGCAACTGGTGGGAATCTGTTTTCAGAGACTCCATAAACGAATGCGACAGCTCATCAGCGGTATACTCAGCCAGAACGGAATCAATGAATGGCGTTGATATTTTTTGGACGCTGCCCGGAGAAAGAAGCATAACCGAAGGTGAGCCCGAACTGGCGCTGCTGATAAACGCCCACATGTCCATGAACTTCGTTTTGCAGTGGGTTCCGGCAATACCATGCTGAACAAGAAGCGCCGGATTTGGAACATATACCGGCTGTGACGGGTCTGAATATCCGGTAAGGGAGAAAAACTCAATACTGGCCGAACCGAAGCAAACTATACTCCCCCTCAATTCTCCGATACCAACAAGGTTATCAGGAACAGCTATTGCGGTGTAGAATGCACGATATCTGTCTGGCTTAGATTCATCCTCAAGGTCTGTGATGCCAAAGACAGCACTACCATCTTTTAACCAGACATATCGCGCATTTACACGACATATATCCCTGACGCTACCAATATTGTACTGAGAGTACCCTGTTGATACATCCCAGTTATCAAGGTACTTAACCAGACCGTCATAACGAAAAAGTACCATTCTCCCGTTAATGGCAACGGCCTGACTGTTCTCGCTACAGGCAAATGACACCCTACCGGAGCCCGATGCGCTACCGATTACAGCATTACCGTTATAAACATAATTACCCAGGACCCGATATACACACTTTTTTAATGTGTTAAAAAAAACACCGCGTGAAGCACCGGCGACATCAGATAGTTTTCTCAGTCCGGGAAAAGAGCGCATATAGCCAGCTGCCCCCATGACTTCCTTCTGCACGGCGAGCATATTGACAGGAATGCGGTCTGTATAACTGAGATTAACAGGGTTCCTGCCGTCGCCTTTGATTAATGGTAATTGCTGAACAGGCATTATTCGCTCCCGTTATTGCTGGGTTCTTTGCGGTGGAAATAGCTACATCCGTTGTATGCGGTTAGTCGGTTTCCACTACCAACCGGCATGCGGTTAGGGTAACCAGATACACATTTTGCGTTTTTGGCTCGCAGCATTGCCGATTTTTTTACCAGCAACTCCTTACCATATCGGGCGGTAGTTACCGTCTTTGCTCTGGCATCAATCCCGTAAGATGAGCACAATCTGATAGCAAGGTTGTTGATTACCGCTGCGACGGCGCTCGCTCTCATGCCGTGGTCATCACCATCAATAGGTGGGTTGGCATTATCGGAGAAAATGTACCCGGTATCGATGCCATCACCATCCTGGAACCATTCAGCCATCATCATTTCCAGCATGATGACCCCCTGCTCCATTGATTGCGGCTCTACATCAGTGTTGGTGGCATTTGATGCAATGGCGACCTCTTCCAGTGCATGGCGAACAATATCGCCTTTAGTTTGAACTATCATCAGTTGCCGCCTTAGGTTTTGGCCCCGGCTTTTTGCGTTGTTTTTCTTCTGGCTCTGGCTCTGGCTCTGGCTCTGCGCGATTCTTTAAAAGCTCATCCGGGTGAGCGAACCAACCAGAATCAAGATATTCCTGCAGGTCGTCATCACTAACGATTTCAAAGTCGTATCCGACGCCTTTCCATGTTTCGCTGTTACCGTGACGGTAGATCATGTTTGACATTATTTTCACCCCAAAAAAAATAGGGGCCGAAGCCCCTTTCTGGTTGATTGGTTACGCCTGACTTGCCAGACCCACGCCGATTGACTCCGGGCGTGTTGCGTTAACGCCATACCATAATGCGATGCGGCACATGCCGGTAAGCGTGCTGATGTTCCCCTGGGTGGCAAAGATACCGTTAAGCCCAACATCCGGTATGGAAAACGATTTAGTCTTCATTCCGGCAAACAATTCATGGCTTGCAGGGATTGGCTGGCTAACGATACGGATTGCATCATCCGCCCAGAAAACGTTTGTACTCGCTGTGGTTGTGTTAAGCACCTTGACAGCCATAGCAGCAGCAAGCGATGTATTCACGTTGGCGTAAGCACGCTGCTCCGCTGTCAGTGACACATCATCCAGCGCGATCGGCTTTGGAGTTATCTCAACGCGGGTGCCATCGATAACGCGAACAACAGAGAACGTTGCATCATTAGTGAGAACGTTCTTTGCCATCTGAGAAAGAAACTTCACACCAGTAAAGCTAATTTTGTCTCCACGCTTCAGACCAGTGGTTGCAGACAGCGTTACAGTCGCCAGTCGGTTATCAACATTGCGTTTATTACCGTCTGCATCCAGATCCCATGCGACAGGCTTGAACTTTTGCGCACCGTTTACAGTCAACCCTGTAGCCGTACATGCATTAAGCACAGGCATTTTTGGCGAACGGAGCACATCGTTAAACCCTGCAACCTGGCGCTGGATTGTGCCATCTTTATATGCTTCCTCAGGAATGCGACCAAACATGTCACGATTAACAAGATCGTGCCCTGCGTTTTTGTAATCCTTTGAGTTGAAAAAGAAAGACAAGCCAGCATCGCGATTTAATTCACGAGCAAACATGACCTCTTCCGCATCAGCAACAAAATTCCACCCGCTCCCGGCCACTGAGCCAATTTTGTCTGGACTGGTGACAACAAGCGATCCCATTTCAGCTGCGAGATTGGCAACCTTGATTTCACAGTTACTTGCCAGCTTTCTTGCAGATGCATTGATGCGACGACGATAGGATGTTTCATCCCGCAAATCGTCAGCCCTAAGCTGGAAGAAATCGTTATCCGGCTGACCAAGGCTTACCGGTACGTTTAGCTCCAGAATTCCAGTTGATTTTCCGGTTAAATCCCAACCTTCCTGACTTGGGGTTTCCTGCTCAACTGGCATCCAGATGGTATTACTTGAACGCTGCATTTCTGCAGCAGGTGGGGTGTACTTGCTGGCCTTTTGAGCCATAGGAGTAAGACTGGTGAAGGTTTCGATTACTTCATCGATAGCCAGTGTCACCATTTGACCTTCGTTAAGACCTGCCATTATCGGATTCCTTGTAATTGTTTCTTAATCTTGCGGTAGGTCTCTACGTCACCCTTGCTGGATGCCTCATCCATCTTCTTCTTGAGTGCAGCTACGTTTGCAGCCACAACTTCACCGGATATTGGTTCATCTACAGGGGGAGCGCTTGAGACCTGCTTACCGCGAGGTTTGAGAGTTAAACGTTCTGAGAGTCGAGTGAGTTCAATCAGCGCTTGCTGCTGGTTCATCTGGAGGATTTGACGCGTTTTCTCTGGGTTAGAGCCCAGGTGGTACATCAGTGCGGCGGATTTCTCCGGAAACAACACCATGAGGTCGGAAACAATTTGCGGTGGTACAAGTTGTGCAAATGCCTCCTCTTTCTCCTGATAATCAGGGATGTTGAGTTTCTCCGCTGCGTCGTAGTGTTTACGAGCCGCATCGACATATTGCGCTGATTGCTGGGTGTACTCCTGAACCTTGCGTCCCTGCTCTGCTACTGCATTGCTACGCACATCCTGAACTTTTAACAGCCAGTCGCTTGTAGCTTGCTGGAAAGCAGCCTGCGCACGAGCGTTATCCCATCCGTGCTTCTCCAATGCTTCATCAGTGAAGAAGTCGTTGTAATTGGGTTGTGGTGGTAGTTCAGGAGTAACCCGGATGTTCTCCGGCAACTCACCACGCTTAACTGCCTCCGCCTGCTGCTCAAGCTCACGCTGACGTTTGCGCTCCAGGCGTTTTGCTGCGAAGTGTGCATTTGTTGCCGGGTCTTGTTTTGGTTTTGCCTCATCGTCTTTCAGGACGATCTCAAAGCCTTCATCATGTCCTGCGTTGTCGTTGGCATTATCGACAACTGAGCCATCAGCAGATGCCGCTGCTTGATTTCCGGACGTGTTTAAGCCTTCAGTTACCTGAATTTCGGTGGTATCTAACATAATTTAGCTCTCTTGTTGAGGATTCTCGGCTGCTCTGCCGGAAGGTTGATTTTGTCTCTGCGATTGCAGGATGTTGGCGAAGTCCATACGCTGCGAGTGCTGCTGACTGTCGCCTTTCAGAAGTAGTTCTGCGTTGGCTCGCGCATCGTCACTGTTTTGCTGCTGGTAACTTTGCATGAGCTTGAGGAACTCCCGGAAAGCAGACTGCTTATCCAGGTCCATATTGTTGAATATCTCTGCGACCTTAGCCGCGTTGAGCTGGTTCTGGCCTTCAGCTTTCGCTGCATCAACCTGAATTTGCATTTGCTGGTTCTGAGCTTTGAGAAGCTCTGCCTGACCTTGCAACAGAACACCTTGAGCCTGCGTTTGTTCAGGTGAAGGCTCTTTAGGCTGCTGCTGCGCCTGCTGAACCATCTGTATTTCTTCAGTAGTCTCAGGTTTCTTCAGCCCCATCATGACAAGTTGCTTATTGGCGTACTCACGCATCATTTCAACGCCTTTGCCGTCGAGTAATGTGAAGTATTGCAGCAGTAACATCTGCCACTCAGGAGTGCCAGGAGGAACCTTAGCGAGCAATTCCTGAATCTCTGCCCGGTTCTGCTCCTTCATGCTCTGGAATGATGGGCCAGTGTCCGTGTAACACTCGTAGCGACCGCGAATGTCGTTAAGCGTCACTACCGTACCGGTCTGGTAGTCGACAGCCTGAGTAAGCAACTGGACCTGTTTCTCAGTGCCATCCTCAAGAGTCATCATCACCTGACGAGGAACGTCATAGATGTCATTCACCATCGACTGGTAAATCTCACCATCACGACGCATCGCCGTAGCGAGGTTGTCCTGAAACACGTATGTCTCAAGGTCTGCCCGCATGTTCAGCTGGTTGACGGTATCGAATGCCACCTGCCCATTTGCCGCTTCTGCATCCACGCCCATTGTTGCGACCTGGCTAACTGAGTTGGTTGCCGCTTCGAGCATGTATGCGTTAGCCTGCGGAACCTCAGGGTTTTCCATGTACGAAATAGGCTGTACAGGAAGGTCGCCATTGTTCTCATCGGTGCGGTTGAGCAGATAGTACGGATAGTCGTCATTGCCACCGTACATGTACTCGTAGCCTTCAATCTGCTCAGGCCAGAAGATAGGTTTCTTCTTAGGTGTGCGAGCAACGATGTCGGCATTGAAGGACATGATCATGTTGCGCAGGCGCTGACCGTCTTTCGTCAGGCGAACGACACCCTCATAAACCTCTTTGTCGCCAGCAAACGACCATTCACCATAAACAGGCACGATCGGGATATGCTCACCAGCGATAGGCTCACGGTTTTTCAGGATGGTTGTGCAGGTGATGATTGATTTGTAGACGCGTCGGCGCTTAACCTTCTTCTCAGCGACTTTGACCATGCCTTTATCAGCAAGCTCATCAATAACGTCTTTAATGTCGCGCTGGAAGTAACTTACCGGCTCACCAGTCAGCGGGGCCTGATAGATGAATACGGTCTCTTTCTTCTCTTCAACCTCGTAATACTCACCGACATAAACAACGTCACTGGTCAGCCACGGGAATAACCAGTTCATGTCCGGATTCTGGAATGACGGAATTTCGTCTTCATCGAATCCATTCTTCTCAGCAAATGCTTTCCATCCATCTCGGCTCATGGCATTGATGACTGTGCAATGCATTGCATCGCTCTTGTCCATCTGCTTGCTGTTACTATCCCAGACTACATGAGTGCATGCCTCATGAATCGGAACGCGGCGGATAACCTGATTATTGCTGGTTGGGTCCTGGTCTTCGTATTCTGTGACTAAACGCCACGCCCCAACGCCAGCTTCAATCTGTTCACGAACAGCAATGTTCACAGATATCTTCGCGGTGTTATGACGCATGTCGGTGCGGTACATCCCCATCAGTACATCTGCGCTGTTAGGGTCTGCGCCATCCTTTGGCCTGAATAGTACGTCGATAGGGTTGCGGCGCATCTCAGCAACGAGCTTACGCACAACTGGGCGCACTACATCAAACTGACCTCGGTATTGCAGGGTTGTGTAATCTGATAACCAGTCATCCCACTGCGACACCCGGCTAAAGTACAGGTCGTTTGTCGCTTCGGTTCTGGCTTCGTCGCTCGCCATCCAGTCTGCGTCAAACTTACACAGGATGGAATTGAGTCGTTCATTGTCGGCCATTATCTTCTCCGTGCGACTGGTTTAATTGGGGCCGGTATTTTCTTTTCTCTTGGCGTTTTAATGTCGCGCATCATCTTCGCGAATCGGCGCATCATGTAGCCATATCGAACAGCAGAAAGAACGTCGTCGTTCAGTTTGACGATCTTGCCGTTTTCATCCCGGTGATAGAGGCGGAACTCTTCAAAGAATGGTTCGCAGGTGTTGAAGACTTTAAATCGCCCGTCAAGCATCAGGTCCCTAAGCTCATTGATGCCTGGCTCCACTGCATTACCACCATCGGGCCACGTTGCGTGATCTGATAGCATCATGAATCCCGCATCTGCGTATTGCTGCTTGAGCTGCTCGCCTCCGCCCTTCTCGTGCTGATGTCCATCATGAGGCCATGCGGTAGGAACTTTTTTTGCCCACGGCTTTACCGCACCCCATGCCTGAACCGCTGTTTGCTCTTTCTTCTTCCACGCTCTGGCTAGATAGAAGGTATCTGCATCCTTATCCCACCACAGCTGTATCTGTGCCTGCGGGTGGTCCCAGCCAAAGTCCATCGCGTTAATAACGTAGAAGTGGTCCGGACATTCGAATGGTTGGCACTTAATGGTCTCTTCCGGAATCTGGAAGATGCGCCCACTACCCATTGTTGGTATGCCGCGAGCTCGGGCTTCATGTCAACGACGGGTAAAAAGTGAT